TGGATAGCGGAGAGAAAATGAAGCATATCATAATTGCAGGGATACCTAGATGCGGGACGACTCTTTTGGCTAGGGCTGTAGCTGGATTAGAGCCGGCTAAAGTATGGCCTTCACGTCAAGAGCCTGTAAACGGGGTTATAAAGCGACATCTCAAGGTATCAAAGGCTGACATAAACAATGCATGCGGCTGTATATTTCTATTCGGGAATATACCAAAGGCGATAATAAGCACGAAACGGACTCGGATGGATAAAAGACATTTTGAGAATTGCTTATGTAAAAGAGACCCGGAAAAGATAAATATCCTCGAAGCTGATTATCTTAACTATGAGAAGATATTTGATTTTTGGACAAGCGGCGAATTCCCTTTTTATGTATCTGCTATGAGATATGAAAAATTATGGAAATATAAAGAAGAAATCGAATGGTTTATAAGTGCTGTTTCACCGCATAGAGACATAAAGCTTCCACCTAAAAGGGAGCGGCATTCAAAACTTGAACACCTGTCTTCTGATGAATTAGATATGCTTTGCAAGGCTTATTCTTCTTTGATTTTAAAAACAGAGAAGATGCCGGATATAAAATTGATTAAAGGGAGGGCGTCATGAGTCTAGGATGGTTTGATGATTTAGCAGAAGCAAAATCGTATTTTACAGATGAACGCCTTATAACAACAGTCTGGGATGCTTTATCAGATGATGCTGCAAAAACAAAAGCTGTAAAAAACGCTTATAACCGCATCTATTACAGCCCTAAATATGATGTTCCTACTTATGCTGAAGCATCAGCAGCACAGCTTGTGATTCTCAAGAAAGTAAACGGTGAAATGGCTTATTATCTGGCTCAGCATCTTGAGGATGAAGACCGCAGAAAAGGACTCCAGGCTCAGGCTGTGATTAAGGCTGGGATAGTTAAAGAGGATTACAATAAAGATGATTTGATGTCGCTTCCAGTGCCTCCATTTGTAGATGCCTTATTAAAGGATTTTAAGACTGCAAAAACATTTGGTATGGTGGATGTTGATAGAGATGAGGACGAATCTGTTGATACAGAGGTGGATGAATTTTAATGGCTAAACAAGGATTAATACCGCTCAGAGATAAAACAGCCGATATAGGACAAATCTATAAAAAAGCATCTGATGAGATTAAAGATGAGCTGTTAAGAGCGGTTTCTGGGGAAATTACAGAATTGAAGCTTATAAAAACCGAAGAAAAAATAAAGGATATTGTGAAGAAACTTAATCGCAGAGTCATCCGTTGGGTAAATATTGCTGTTCCGGAAGCTTATAAAAAAAGTTATGTTATAGCCAGAACACGCCTTGAAATATTAGGGAAAAAGCCGAAGCCTGATTATAATACAAATCTGCATCAGCAAGAAATCGAAAAGGGAATAGAGGAGACAATAGATGTTTATATAAGGGCTAATCAAAGCATTATTACAAACGTTGCTACATATTTATATCTGATACGCCAGGCTGGGAGGCAGATCCAAAATATACAGTATTTTGACCTAAGGGACGAGGCGGTTATTGCTGAGTTGCTGGATGAAGAAATTGCAGAGGGGGCTTCAAGACAGAGGCTCCAGACTCTTATAAGGGAACATTTTGGCCGGCAAGCTTATGAGAGGAAGTATATAAACATAAATGGCAGGAACTATGATCTTATCTATTACGGACGGATGGTAAGTCGTACACGCTTAAGGACTATCCAGACGAGGGCTGTATTAAGAGCATGCGAACAGTTTGAAAATGATTTGGTGCAGATTTCAGATCATGGGACAAAATGCCCGATTTGCTTGCCTTATGAAGGGAATGTTTATTCTTTAAGTGGCAAAAGCACAAAGTATCCTTATATGGATCAATACACGCCTTTCCACCCCTCATGTATGCACAATACAAGCCCAACATCTCAAGAGGCAATAGAAGTCAGGGAGGCTAGGATATGATTAGAGCCTATTGCGTAGATGATATAACCATTCTCCGTTGGCAGGGGGATGATGACTGGAATGAGCCTTTAGCTGCATTGGAAATTGATGTTAAAGGTTATGTGGATTGGAAAACAAGACTTATAAGGAATATTAATGGAGAGGAGGTTGTTTCCAGGGGTTCTGTTTATATTCTTTATGATGGAGATTTGACTCATCAAGATAGATTGAAAATAAATGGTGTTGAATATTCAATAATTACAGTAAGGTATGTGAAGGATTTTAGCGATGTAGCTCAGGAGGTATTTTTAGCATGAATAAAGGCGGTTATTTTTTAGATTTCAGCGATTTTGATAAAAAGTTTAAAAAAATAGTTGAAAAGACCATTCCAGAGGCTGCTGAGAAAGGTATGTTTAATGCAGTTAATCAATTACTTGATGATGCTGTAACGAAACCGCCGCAAGCTCCGTTTAAACATGGCGATTTATGGGGATCTAAATCTGGTGAGCCAGGACAGTCCCCTGTTGAAGTTGAAAGAAAAACCAATGAAATAATAGGCATTGGAGGATTCAATATTTCTTATGCAGCAAAACAACATGAAGCTGAGCCAGGAAGATATAAATACACAAGAACAGGAGCTAAACAACCAGGGCCAAAATTTTTAGAAAGTAAAATGGCTAAATATAAAGAGGATTATTTAAAGATTATTGCAAAAACAATAAGGAATGCAAAATAAATGTTTAAAGAAATTATAAGGTTTATAGAAGATAAAGCCAGTTTGACTTTAGGGACTGATTTATTTTCCGGTCATCGTCCTCAAGATGCACCTGATGCCTGCGATTTGATATTGGAGACAGGGGGCGGGGGTATTGAATTTGATTTGCCGGATAGGGCTGATTATTCGATTCAAGTGCTTTCCAGGGCTAAGACATATTTTACAGCCAGAACAAGAGCCTGGAATGTTTATGATGCTATTTATAGAGATTGGTCTTTAGGATCCGCTGGATGGGCTTTGCCTGTTGTGACCAGCGGTGAGGAATACGAGGTCATGGTCATTGAACCTTTGGCTATACCTCAGTATATAGGGCAAGATGAAAAAGGAAGATATGAGTTTAGCTGTAATTATGTTTTTAAAATTAAGGATAAAAATTTATGAAAAAAAATTATCATGATAGCTTTTGGGCTAAATTAAAACATGATATTTTTGGAGGTTAAAAATGAGTCTACAAATCAAAGACTTAGGGCCTTGTGTTGTTATCTGGGATCCTTCTGGTGACAATATTTCTTTTAGCAAGACATTCGGCGGGGTTACTTTCAGATATGAAGAACTCCGAGCTGGAATAAAAGAAGACCAGCAAGGTGAAACAGATGTTGATGAGGTGAAGACCGGAGTCACTAATCCTGAGCTGGAAGTCCCTTTGACAAGAGAAGAGGTGGGAAACCTTGAGAAATGTTTTGGTAATGCTACAGCTGGAGCCAATAACCTAAAGGTCAGCAATCCTGTTGGGGAGGCGGTATTTTCAGACGCAAAAGAAGTTATTGTAAAACCTATTGCCAATGGCGTTGTATCTACAACTGATACTGAATGGTTGCATATTCACAGAGCATACCCAAGAATCAGCATGGAGCTTGCTTATGACAATTCAGGTCAGCGTGTTTTCAATACCATATTCAAGGGTTTTCCTGATGACACAAGCGGTCAGGTTGGTGAAATGTGGCGTGTTGGACCTGCATCTTAACGGGAAAGGTGACTAAAGGTGAGCCAAAACAAAAGATTGAAATTAAGCACAAGAAAAAGTTTTTATGATCCGATCGAAGTTGAAATCAATGATGAGGTGTATAAAAGTATCCCTATGACAAGAGAAGTTAGGGTAAGAATGGGGGAGATAAGTGAAAATATCGTCTTGACCTCAGCAAAAAAGGAAAGCGTTGATGCTCTTTATCAATTTGTTATGTTTGTTTTCAATATAGAAAAGAAGATACTGGATAAACTGGAACTAAGAGAAGTCGAGGATATATATCTTTATGTAACACAGAGATTTAATGAGATTGAGAAGGAAAGAATCGAGCTCATTAAAAATACGATTAAAAAAGCATGGCAATTTGAAGATACAAACCAAGCTGAAAAGGAAATAGAAAAAAACCTAAAGAGGCCTGGAGACAAGGCTTAATTCTTATTGCAAGAGAGTTTCCAGGCCAGTTTCCCGGTGAACAGCTGTATAACCTTGATATAAGGGATGAATTAAGATGGATGATCGAGGCAAGAAGAAAACAGATCTTGAGAGATTTGTCTCAGCTTCAAATGGTAAACCTTGCCTTCGTCGGAGGTGCTGAAACTAAGAAATTGTACAAAGAAATGTTAAATGAATATCTAGCTCTAGAAGGAATTGACAGAAGGCGTGAAGAATGGGAAGCTAATTGGGGATGGCTCAAAATGAAAAAGAGAGGATAATATCATGGCTTTTGATGCCGGGAGTATTTTCGGAAAATTAAAGCTGGATAAGTCTGGCTTTACGCAAAGCGTAAAAGCTGTAAACAAAGACCAGAAGTCTATGCAGACCTATGCCTCTAAATCTGGAGTTGCATTTAAAGGCATGTGGAAGCAGATGGCTGCCGGCCTTGGAGTGACAGCCGGAATAACTATGGCTGTGAGGGGGTTTATCCGTCAGTTTTCCGATATGATTGAAAAAGGGCGTGAGTTTGAAAGAGAATGGGCAAACGTTACGACCATGCTTTCTGTAAGTCAGGGAGAGACAGACAAACTTAGAGCCGAATTGCAGAAACTTCCGCCTGTGCTTGGAGATTCGACTGAGCTTGCTAAAGGTATGTATCAAGTCCTCTCAGCTAGTGTCGAGCCGGCTAAAGCCATTGATGTTTTAACTGCATCGGCTAAAGCAGCTAAAGCCGGGCTTACAGAAACGAATACAGCAGTTGATGCCATAACGACAGTTCTAAACGCATATGGGATGGAAGCAGAGGAAGCTACGAACATCTCTGACATAATGTTTATGACTGTTAAGCGGGGAAAACTTACATTTGGGGAGCTGGCACACTCTCTTGGGACTGTAGCCCCTGTTGCAGGAACTATAGGAATTAAATTTGATGAAGTAGCTGCAGCTATAGCCAGCCTTACCCGTCAAGGGATACCCGCTGCGACAGCCACTATGCAATTACGCCAGGTTATGATGGCTGTCTTAAAACCATCTGAACAGGCAAAAAAGAAGGCAGAAGAATTAGGGATTGAATGGTCTGCGGCGGCTTTGAAAGCCAAAGGTCTTGGTGGGTTCCTTGCTGAAGTGAAAGAAAAGACAGGCGGAAATTCAGAAGCATTATCAAAACTTGTGCCCAATGTCAGGGCTTTAACAGGAGTCATGGCTCTTGCTGGAAGGGCGGCAGATGGTTTTGAAAAAGATTTGGGTCTTATGTCGAATGCGGCAGGCTCTACAGACGAGGCTTTTAAAAAGAACATAGATACTTTTGATACCTGGTTAGCAACAGCAAAAGTCGTATCCAATAAAGGAAAAGAAGCTTTTTATGAAGGGCTAATAAATCCAATAAAAGAAGCTGTAGGAAGTGCTGAGGATTTAGACGCAATAAGCATCAGGCTTCAGGAATCTATGAGGATTTTGGGCAGTACCGTAGGAAACGTTACTGTGGAATTGGTTTCTTTAAAAGGGATGATGAATGCGACAGCAGATACTCTTTTAGACAGGCTTCTTCCGGCAACTGAAAAATGGGAATCTGCTCAAGACAAAGCCAGAAGGAAAGGGAAAGAAGCCAAAGAACAGGTTATGGGCTTTATTGCTGGCTTAGAAAATCTTGATGTTACTTACGAAGATGCACTTAAGGCATGGAAAAAGGGTGATCAATATTGGAAAGAATGGCTTGTTAAGATGGAAAAAGCTAACCAAAAGCTTACTACTATGGAATATGTTTTTGGTGGGCTCACTCAAGTTGCTTTAAAAAATGCTTTGGCTATAAGAGAACATGAGAAACAAATTCTTGCTGATTCTAAATCTGCTGAAGAGGCTAATAGACGGATAATAGAATACAGAGAATCTCTGAAAAAAGGAAACGAAACAATAGAAAATTCAATAAATATTTTCAAAGAATTCGGTCTCACGACAAGAACTGAATTAAAAGCTGAGCTTGAAGCCGCTGAGAAAGCTCTTGTTGAATTAAAAAATTCTACAGAAGCGACTCCGGGGTCTGTAGAAAAACTTAAAAGCAAAATTAAGGATTTGAAAGAACAGCTATATGGGTCATCAGATGCTCTCAAAGATAATAAGGATAAGCTCCAGGCATGGGAAGAATATCTAAGGCAAAATAATCTTAAGACTACAACTGAATGGTATGACGAAATAGTCAAGCTTAATAAGATAAAAGATGAGCTAAAATCAAAATTAGATTCCGGGAAGCTATCTCTTGATACTTATAATAGTGCGATAGAGAGCCTTAATTCAGATTTACAAATCTTAAGGGAAAGCTACATTTCTCTAAACAAGCAGGTCGAAGAATTTAACAGATTAATGGATTTGACTGATATTCCCCAATCTGAAATAGATGCCTTAATAACGTCTTGTGGCGGACTTACATCTTCAATGGATATTTTAAATGGAATATTATATGAACATGGAGAAGAATTGGGTGGAGTTCAGGAAGAGTGGAAGAAAACAAAAAATGAAGTAACATCAGCAGTCCAAGAAATGAGTACAATCATTGCTGATTCTATGAGGAACATTGCTAATACCATTGTTGACACATTGGGAATTTATGAGGCGTTTACATACCAAGCCCAAGAGTTTGATAATTCTTATTATGAAAATGCACAAAATAATTTAGATGAATGGTATGAAAATCAACAACAAATCATTGAAAATACAATCCAAAGCGAGGAAGAAAAAGCAGCTGCTTTACAGGCTTTAGAAGAAAAATATTATCAGAAGAAACAAGACTTGCAAAATGCAGAAACTCAGGCTAGGGAAAAACATAGACAGGATGAATTGAAAAAAGAAGAATCGCTTTGGAATCAAATCAAAGGCATTGTTGCTACAGCTATTGAAGAAATCATGGTCATTTATACAACTAAATTTTTAATGAAAATTCTTGAAGGAACAAAGTCTGCTACTAGTGCCGTTGCTGGCATTTTTGATGGGATTGGTGCTGGTGCATCTGCAGCAACTTCAGCGGCTAGTGGTGCAGCTTCTGCTATGAGTGGAGTCTTTTTAGGCTTAGGTGCAGCAGTCGGGACATTCTTAGGGACTCTTATTAGCGGCGGTGATGATTTAAGTTATACGAATAAGCTCCTTGAAACAGTCGCATGGGATCAAGGGGAAAAAATGGATCACACCAATGCACAGCTTAATGACATAAAAAAGACTTCATGGAATATTAACGATAAATTAGGTGCTCTTTATAATGCCATGACTACTCAAGGCACTGTTTATGTCAATATGTTTGCATCAGACCCACTTGAACAATTAGGGCAAGATTTTAACCGAGGATTAACAGGGCTTGGAGGGGACATTGTTTCGTTAGGCGGGAAAATAGGAAATGGGATCGCCGGATTAGAAAAAGGAATAAGAGACTCTAATAATAAATTTATAAAAAGCATGAAAAACTTTAATGAAGTCTCAGGGGCTCAAGGGGCTTCAATGATGGGAGTGAGGGCGATCTCCGCACAAGATGAAGGGACTTGGTATGTTCAGGCTCAAGAGCAATTATTTAGAGCCCATAGAGGTGAAATCGTTGATATACGCCATGTAGACTCACAGCCAACAAGAGCAGGCTCTGATGGCATAGGCAATATAAATGTTCAGATAAAGCCTGTAGTCATTCCCAAAAATGATAAATATCTTATAAACTTTACTGTTGAAAAAGTCGAAAGATTAAAGAAAGATATTATAAAAGGCAATGTTCCTATAAACCTCGGAGCTATAGCTGGAGGTAGATTATGATCGGGCAGAATATACGTTTTATGTGGAAAAATTATTTTGATGATGCTTCTTTATCTGTTTCAAGCTCTGAATCAGGTTTCTCTGTAATCAATACACAACATCGTTGGCATACAAGGACATGGCGGAGTGAATTAGGGCTTACTGGCGGGCTTTCTGATGCTTATATAAAAGCTGATTTAGGATATGCCTATGACGTAGAGGCGTTTATCATAAAAAATCATAATTTCAGCATGCTTGAAAGCAGTGATGGACTGAGGATCCAGGCAAACGATACGGATGCCTGGGGGGCTCCTGCTTTAGATGAGGTGATTCCTGTAACATCCGGGCTTATCATTAAATTTTTCTCAAGCACTCAAAATTACCGTTACTGGCGTATAGTGATGACGGATGCTCTGAACCCCGATGGGTATCTTGAAATAGGGCGTATATTTTTAGGCCCTTATTTTGAGCCTTATTATAATTTCCAATCAAAAAGCCCTGCGTTTTTAGACCTCTCTGCTGTAAAGCGTTCTACAGGCGGGCAGATATCCAGCGACCAGAAGCCAAGATACAGAGCATGGACTTATTCCTTTGGGGCAATCAATTCTGATGATTTTGATACTTTTTGGGAGATGTGGCAGGAAGTAGGGCTCTCTAAAGAATATTTTATATGTCAAGACCCGACTCATGCAACTCCGTATTTGGTAACATATTATGTGCAGAATACAGATAATTGGGGATTTGACCCTTTAATAAAAAACTTTAATAGGCTTACGATTACAACAGAGGAGCTTCTATAATGGCTGCAATTGATGAGAGCCTTTGGTGCTGGGTCGAGGATAATGCTAATAGATACTTGAAGCGGTATAATATTGCTACAGGTGAATGGTCAGATATAGTGAAACTCCCTGCTTTTGATGTTTCTGCAGATTCTATGGGTGTATGGGACGGAGGTTTTTATATCTGGATTTATATTCAACATAATACTTCTGATGCAGATTATGTTAAAAAAAGATTAAATATCCATACGTTTGAATTAAGCGATTATCCTCAAGACCCTGATATTATAGATGAGTTTAATTATGGAATGATGACGCAGGATTTTGGGGGAAAAATCTACGTGGCGGCTTATGAGTCATTTAACGTTTGTAGTTTCTCTTATGCAACAAAAGTCTGGGGAATCGAACCTTCGCCGCCAGTTGGTACCAGCACTGACCCAGCTATAGCGGCAGTTCCTCCCTGGGCTAATAATCAACCAGGAAACATATTTTTAGCCAGGTCAGTGGCAGGTTCCGCAGATTTTTACATGCTCAATCCGGTTACAGGAAACTGGATGGTTAAAGCCAATACTGATGGGTCGGATGGGGTTACGAATGCAAGGGGAATGGTATGGGCTCAAGTACCTGAGAGCGGAACGCCAGAATATATTTATCTAACTAGAAAAGATGATAAATTTGACAAGTACGATATCAGTGCAAATTCCTGGTCAAATATCGGCTCAATGCCCACTGATTTAGGTTCAGGATATGGTAGCAATACTCTTGTTTGGGACGGAGATAGATACTTATTTTGGATAACAGATGTTGACAACGGAATATACAGATTTGACTTGATTGATGAAGCCTGGGAAGCGTACGTTACTTTTCCTGGAGACGGGCTGGATTCCCAGCATTCGATAGTTTACACTCCCAGAATTCGATTTATTTTTTGCGACTCGAATGGAATTGAGCTTTATGAGCCTGCTTCTTTAGGCTCTATTCCAAAAGACAGGACTTCTATTCCCGTAAAATACTACTTAAAGGCACTGGAAGCTGAAACAGAGGATGTTACCATAGGATTTGTTTCAGACCATAGGACAGATGCAGAAGATATTCTGGAACTAGCTCCGGATGTGGCTGGGGCTCCTGGTGCCTGGAGTAATTCAGTCAATCTAGGCTCCTTCACTGAAAATGAATATAAAGCCTTTTGGCTACGGGCTGACCCATCAGGAGCGGCTCAAGAGGCAAAAATAGCAAGGTTTAAGCTAACGATAGGTTAAATGATGACGCATGATTATTTTAATGGTGGTTCTTTCATACGTTCTGCAGTATATGACTTACCAAGAGGAGAGCCTTTAATCCGTTATGTACCCTGGTGCGTTGGTGTCTATAGAAAGCATATAAGATACGTTCCCTTTTGCCTGGGGGTGTTCAGGCATCAGATGTGGTTTACGATAAGAAATGAAAGCGGAGCGGTAAGTGAAAGAGAGTTTTCGAGGCTCCGTTTCCTTTGGGATAATAAATGGGATGAAGCTACTGTAACGACAAATAGTGAACAGCTTAAATTCCCAGCCACTAATACGCAGCATCATTGGCTTTCCCGTTGCTGGAGGTCTGCTGAAAGTAAAATAAAAGGGATTTGGCTAAAAGCTGATTTTGGGGAAGCAAAACCAGTAAGAGCTTTAGTCATTGCAAATCACTGGTTTAACCCTGGTTCTACTGTAATAATCCAAGCAAATAATGCAGATGTATGGGGAGCTCCGGCTATAAATCAAGAGCTTGAAATAATAGATGATAAGACCTTAATCGAATATTTTTGGGATGCCGAACAGAATTATCGTTATTGGCGGTTATATATGACTGCTGGAAGCATTACAGGGAGCTTGACAGGAGAAGAAGATATAAGCACTAGAGGCGATAGGGATATGGTTCCATATTGCAAACCGCATTTTAAGATAGGACGTATATTCCTGGGTGATTATTTTGAGGTAAGCCAAAATTTTATAGGTCATAGCCCTGAATATGAAGAAGACAGCCAGGAATACAAAACAGATAGAGAAGGCCATATTTCAGAAAGACCGATGTGGAAATTTAGAGATTTCTTCTATACATTTGATAAACTGGGTTCCTCTGATTATGATACTATTTGGGATATCTACGAAGCCAAAGGAAAAGGAATTCCATTTTTTATAATAGAAAATTACCGATATTGGTGGAAACGCACTTATTATGTAACATTTTCAGAATCATTGGAATATGAATATCTTTATAACCGGGTAAATACTACTTTGCATTTTAAGGAAACAAGATGAGCTTTGAAGATATTGTAAAAAAGGCTGACTGGACAAAAGTCTTTATGGTCAGAATCCAGCCGGCTAAACGTATTGATACTGGCTCTTGGACACAGCATGGAATATATACGAATTGTTGGCGTATTGATTATGATGAGGTAGTCGTGGAAGTAGAGGAAAATGGCACGCCTTATACTGAATGCATGACCCTCCTGGAGCTTCAGAACCTTTCAGGCGGTATGGGGTTTTATTATGATGAGGACAATCAATATCTATGGCTTCATACAAGCGGTTCTGATGACCCTGGAGGCGTAAGCGGTGGTTATTTCCTGGTCGCTTATCACTGGGAATACTATACAAACATCCAGGATGAGGATGAGCCTGTTATTTATAACGGTCATTATTACTTACCTTATTTGAGAAGCGAGGATCTTCCGGATATAGATATGGCGGTATCTGATTATTATCAAGGTGGAATATCCTTGGGATTCGGGGATATAAAACTTATAAATGCAGACGGATATTTTGATACAAGGTTATCGACATATGCTTATGAATGGAAAAACATTATTTTAGAGGTGATTGATTTAGGGGTGGGGTTTGGGGATATGGCTACATTAAACAGAGGAATTATTGGCAATATTACCTGGTCAGATGAAGAAGTAACTTTCGAAATATTAGATCCGAGGGAACAATGATTACAGAGATGCTTCCTAAACATAAATTTTGGGTCTCCAATTATCCGAATATGGACTCTGGAAAAGACGGTTACGTAATCCCTGAGTTTTATGGCGAAAAAGACGGAATAGAACCAGTGTGTATTGATACGGCTATAATGAAATATCAAATAGCCCATCGTAAGATTAAGGCTATAGACACTGTTGAAGTAGATGGGATTGACCTTGCTGAAGATGAAAATTATGAGACTGATTTAGCTAATGCTCAGTTTACGGTCTATGGTATGCCCTATTGTGCTGGGAATCAGACTTATATCATTGTGCTTCAGGGAGATTTTGGGATAAACGGGACTGATTATGTGGAGATAGGGGGAGACTCCGGGGCTGGATATGGGGATGGCCAGTATTACAAAATAGATGGAGCTGATAACTGGGTAGGTGATGCCGGGATAGATTTGTGCTTTAAGATCTATGGGAAAAAGACTTTAGATGGAGATGAAGAACTTGTAGTCGAGCATGATAAATCCAATTATGATACGGATTATCCTCTTAGGGATGCTGGGGTAAGGACAAAAATAGCACAAAGTTTCCTCATGCCGGCTGATAGTTATTATATAACCAGGGTCATCGTATGGGTCAAAAAAGTCGGGAACCCTACAAATTATTTTCGGCTCTCCATCTACGAGGACGACCAGGAGACAAGAGTCGGGGGGTTCACTGAACGAAAAGACGTATCTGATTTTAACCCGGCAATAACGCTTCTGCAGAATAAATATTACCAGTTCACAAGTGATTCAGATGTAAGGGTGGGAGCTAAAGGATACGTAGATAATTTTGGGAATCTCATTGATACGCACTCTGGAGTCTTAAAACATCTTTGGGTCACTGTTATGGGACGCTCGCTTGATTTGCTAGACGTATCTTCTTTTGATGATTTAGAGACAGAGCATCCGGAGCCAATAAACCTATATCTCAATAGAGAAGAATCCTTCCAGACAATATTGACCCGGCTGGAATCAGGAGCTTTATTCAAATTCCTTCCAAGGCTAGATGGGAAGTGGGCTGTGCCTTTCTACGAAGCTGGCGTACCCTCTGGGACTACACACCTTAAGAATGAGGACTTTTTAGCATTTAGCTGTATAAGGGATGCTAAAAGTATTTACTATAAGGTTCAAATCCTTTACGACCAAGACCCCTCCTCAATGAAATACAAAAAAAGGGAATCAACATCTGATATAGCTCAGTATTTGTATAAACGGAAAAGCACTTTGCCTATTGAGACTTATCTTAAGGATGCTTCAGATGCTGAGAACCTGGCTGATATTTATATGGTTCTGATTGAAGTTCCCCAGAAAAAAATAAGCTATGAAGTAAGCGGTTATGCTTTTGATGCTCTGCCTACTGAAAAAGTGCTTATATCAAGAGATAGGGCTGATTCAGCGACTGGGGCTTTTGACGCTGTTATATTCCGGCAGTTAAGTCTGACAAAAAGGATAAGTACAGGGACGGTAAATTGCGTGGCTCTCCTGGATGAGCTATCGTATTGATAGAGGTTAGAGAATGCACGGACAAAGACCAGCGACTTTTAACGAGCTTGAGGCTCTAGGCGATAGGCTTTCAAGGCAAATCAAATCTGTCCGGATTAAAGCAGCTAGAGGTGTATCGGTTTATACTGACTTACTAGGGACGCCTTCCACTTTTGCTGAGAGTGCTGGAAAAGTAGCCAAAGTAAACAGCGATGAGGACAGTATAGAATTTGGCTATGTGAGTCATAACGAATTAACAGATGTAGGTGCTCATGACCATCCGATAGAAAGCATAGGGACACCGACTTATGATGATTTTCAGGACTGGCTGAATATCATACAATCTGCTGGGCGTATCTCAGGCGGAGAGATAACAGAGAACGCAGCACATAACGGGACAATAGACGTGGCTGCGGGGACTGGATTTATAAAGACGACTGATTCACCTACGGGAACGACAAAATCATTCGATTGGGATGCTGATACCGGAATAGCCTTGACTGACAGCAGAATAAATTATGTGTATATGGATTATAATGGCGGAGCTCCTGTTATAGGGGTAACGACTGACAGGACTACGCTTGACGGACGGACAGAGTTTATTCTAGGTAAGGTATATCGGGAAGGGACAACGCTTCATATTCTAAGTTTTGGAATTAGGTTAACTGAACTAGCATACAATGAGCATGAGAGGCTGATAAACGTCAGGGGGTTCGAACGTGCTTCTGGTGGTGAAATATCAGAGACCGGGCAGAGGTATCTGACCTCTGGGGCTGGCGTATTCTATTTTGGGCTTAATAGAATTACGACCTCGGCACAAGATACATCTGGGGCAGATAGGTTCACTTATTGGTATCGTGATGGCGGAGGTGGCTGGACAAAAGTCACAGGTCAACAGCAAATCGATAATACCCACTATGATGATGGTTCTGGGGCTCTTGCAACGCTCACAGCAAACCGTTATGGAGTCCACTGGGTCTACATCCATTTTGACAGCGACATAAATGTGGTATATGGGCAGGGAAATTACAAGCTGGCTGAGGCTGAAAATGCAGTGCTTCCTGACACTGTCCCGGAATTAGTCAGCGATTTTGGAGTCCTGGCAGCTAAAATCGTAGTTCAAAAGTCTGGGGCAAATCTGCTGACTGTTAAGTCAGCTTATAAGGAATTATTCCCTACGACTTTCCCGCCAAAGTTGGGTGATTTGACTGATGTAAACGCAGAGACCCCAAATGATAATGATGTATTATCCTGGGATGCAGGTACAAGCAGGTGGATAGCAGTTACAGGCGGAGTTTCAGGTTTTATTGGATTAAGCGACACCCCAGCAAATTACGCTGGAAGTGCTGGATATTTCTTACGAGTCAACGCCACTCCGGATGCTGTGGAATTTAGAAGTCCTGCAGAAGTCTTATCTGACCTTTCTGGGCAAGCAGGGGCGGCGTTTAGTTGGAATTCACAAGACCTTACTTCTGTTGGTGATATTCAAGTCGGAAATGGTAAGTATGTAGGTGTTTCTGGAGATGTCAGAATAGCTTATGACAGCACGAATCATTATCTTGAAGTTTTAGGTGGTGATTTTTTCACGGATAGGTGGTTATCACAAGCGACTAATGTTTTTTTGGGGGTAAATGTAGTAGGGCTAGGTAACCTAAGTCATACTGGTGGTACTGAAGGTTATCATAACGTAGCTATTGGTAGTCAGGCTTTACGTGCCATTACAACGGGAGAAAAAAACTTAGCCCTTGGTACAAATACATTACGTTCTATAGAGAGCGGTAGTCACAACCTAGCTATTGGATATGCGAGTTCTTTTAATTTAGATACTGGTAGTTATAATACTGGTGTTGGGGCTAATTCGCTTTATAGTTTAACAAGCGGCGTTAGAAATGTAGCGATAGGTTATTATGGGTTAAATCAGACAAATGGGACGGGTAATATTGGCATTGGGCATAAAGCTGGCGATAATATTACATCAGGTAGCTATAATATTATTATTGGGTATGAAATAGACGCAAAATCTGCAACTGGGAATTACCAACTTTCTATAGGTGATATATTAAGGGGTCATATAAATGCAAGAGAGGTATATCTAGCTTGTCCGACTGCCCTTTGTGATGATGCGGATTTAGCAAATGGTGAAGTTTCATTTGCTGTGGATGAAGTAAACCATGAGCTTGATATAAAAGTAAAATATAGTGATGGCACAGTTAAAACAGGAACTGTGTCTTTATCATAGGAGTAAAAAATGGATGAAGAACAGAAAGTCGAAATACTAAAATCAGCAATCATACAACACATCGAAAAAGTGCGGACAATGGATGAATTTAAGCAGATGATAGGGGCTTATTTTAAAGTGGAAAAAGTTAAGCCATATTTACTCGATAAACTGGATGAATGGAAACAGAATAAAGAGAATTATAAAGCTACGATAGATAAACAGGTTTCCGAATTAGAGGCGTTGAAAGGAGAGATAAAATGACCAAAAAAGAACTATTAGAAAGCCAAAAGGAACTATTGAATATCAAGGTCAATCAAATCAACCAGGTACAGCAACAGCTAAATGGGATGAGGATTGAGTTTAGCAAGACAATTGCCAGGATGAAAGAGGAGCTTGGGATACCAAAGAAAGAGTTAAGTGAATGGGAATTTGATAAGTCAGAGAGGTATTTCGTACGGAAAAAGATGCTTAAAGTGCCAAAAGAAGAGATACCAAAGAAAGACAAGGACAGATGAACAAAAAAATACTTATAGCCGGATGCGGTGATGTAGGAAAGGTCATATTAAGAATTGAAAAAGAGGCTGGAAACAAATGCGAAATTCTTGACCCTGTTCACAATGGAGGGCAAATTACAAAAAATCATTTCATTATGCACGCCTGTTTTCCTTACAGCCATTTTTTTGAAGAATCGATTATAAGGTATTGCAGAGCATATAAACCTAAATATGTAATTATTCATTCGACTGTAAAACCAGGCACGACAAATTCCATACAGAAGACAGTCAGCCCTATTCTTTTTTATTCACCAATCAGAGGATGCCATGACCATCTTTACGAAGCAGTGAAAAATCACTTTATTAAATATATAGCATCTTCTTTCGTAGAAAACAATCAGGCAAAAAAAGATATCATAAGTCATTTTGAAGAATTAAATATTAAATGGGAATGGTGGGCTGGGAAGTCAATTGGTCTTGAGCTGGCAAAGATTTTAAGCACTACTTATTATGGCTGGAACATCCTATATGCAAAAGAAGTAAAAAAACTTTGCGATAAATATGGAGTGGATTATAAAAACGTCTATACCCAGGCAAATAAAAGTTATAACCAGGGCTATGAATCGATTGGACGACCTCAGTTTATAAGACCTATTCTCTATCCACCTGATGGGATAATCGGCGGCCATTGCGTTACCCAGAACATAGAGCTATTGCCTAATTGCGATTTGAAGTTTTTCTTTAAAGAATTAAACGATGAAGATTAAAACATTATTTTTAATACTGCTTTTGTTTTCTTTTGTATGCAGCCATAATAATGACCCTGACCCAGAATCGCCGCCTCCGCCTTCTATTCCAACCGTAGCCCAGGATATCCAGTTGCCGACTATTGTAAGTACTATCGGATATCCCATATACCTGCAGACCGCCTTCATGCCGGAATACCTCGTAGCCCATAAGGTAAAGGATGCTGACCTTAAAGCCTTTCTGGATGAGTTCTGCAAACAGGAAGCAGGAAACAGCATCAGGGTTTTCCTTTGGGTAAATTGGAAATGGAAACATACCCAATGGATGCATCAGCCTTTTCTAAAAAACGCACAAGGCAAATATGATGTAGCTGGAGATATAGCAGAGAAGATAAACCCAGAATATCTTGATATCGTCTTAAAGCGGATTAAGATGTTCGTGGAGCGGAAAATATTCCTTTCGATTGACCTTATAGATAATTGTTCTTGCCACTGGTCACCGGCTATGAGCTGGGGGAATAATTTCCTCAACGGGGATGTGAATAATGCTAATACAGGAAAATCCCCATCAGACATATACGATTGGGATAATACGTCTGAAAAAGCTCAGAATACGCATATGCTTTATGAAAAGTTTATAAAGTTTATTATCCGGGAAATAAGAGCCAGGTTTTCAGTAGAGGAGCTTAAATTCATAGGGCTTAATGCTGGGAATGAGATTGACCCGTACTTGAGCTTTCACGTGAATATGACAAGGATTATAAACGAGGCAACAGGCACATCTTTCCCTAAATGGAAAAAGATTTCCTCTGCACTTCCCCAAAGCGGTATTACAGCACAGATGATGCAAGGCTGGATATACCAGGCTCATAAAATCGGAGACATAGATGCTTATAACGAAAGGGTGCCTATCCCTGGAGTCAAATGGATGATAAGTACGGATGGATATAAAAAGGATGGTGAAAAAGTGCTTATCTCAAAGGCAATGGCAATACAGCTTACACATAAGATGCTTGAGGACGGTGGGCGTGGAATAGAACTCATGCAGATGCACAGAAAGAATGACATAAGAGAACCGCATCCAGGAAGCCCTTATTATACCTTTGAAGGGGTGGCACAATGGCAGGTTATGAAAGCGGTAGTCGAACAATATAGAATGTGGAGAGATAATTAATTTATTTTACTAGGATTATAATTATAGCATTAAAAGAAATAGCCACATAATTTGTACCCCCCCCTTTCCCCATTATTATTTTTCTGATTTTTTTGAAAAAATACCTTGACAAATGTATATACAAATAGTATATTATATATAGAACAATGAAAGAAAAAACAAAGGAGAGTAAAAATGTCAAAAACAAAAAAGAAATGTAGCCTCATTAAAAAATGGACGTTTGAGGATGGGGCAACTAGGGAAAAGGTAATCTATACCGGCACATTGAGAGGTGCTAAGAGATTATTACCGCCTAAGAATCATCCTCGATATAACAGGTTTGAGATCCGATTCGGTAATTAAACGAAAGGAAGGGTAAAATGAAATTACAAGTTTTTTTAAAAGTCAGGCCTTCAGAACATATCAACATTACAGTTTTTGGAATTACCATTTTTGAATTCTGGTTTACTTATATCCTTGATGAATACACAATCATTTTAACAATAATGGGATTGAAACTTCAACTAACCTGGTACAAAAAGAAATGAAAGACTGCAATCACAAAATCAGCCGAGGCATTGATTGCAGACGAGGAGAGTTTTTTTCATACTGCATGATCTGCGGGGAAAAATGGAACGATAACGGGAAAAGATGGGAAAAGCAAAATAAGGAGAATAAGAATGAAGATAAAAACAAAAAAAATAGACCCATTAATTAAATTGGCAAATCCAGAATACAAACCGGAAAAGACAATCCAGTTCAGCAAGAGTGAGCTTAAAACGCTTAAAAAGGCTTATAAAATTCTAGTAAAAGCCGATAACTTATTTGAGACTATTCATCCTGATTTTGATATTAGAGATAATCCATATTTAAAAGCATGGATAGAATTGTCATATTGCTGTCCAGGTTATATTGAAAACAAGGAGACAAAATGAAAGAAATTGAAGCATTGAGAAAAATCAATAAATCCGGTGTATCTGTAGAGGCTATATCCAGGGAAATCGGGATAAGTGCTCAGACTATACGCCGGTGGCTGTGGGGGCAGAACAAGCCCGGGCAAATGGCGTTGATGCTGGTTAGGGCGTATTTGGCGATTAAACGGTATCCAAACGCTTTTTAAGTATAAAACATCATTATTATTAAGAATCGAGGTTTAAATGGCAAAAAAGAAAGAACGAAAGATTTATCACAAAGTATGTGAAAATTGCGGGGAACGCTTTACAGCATATCGTCCGCATGCAAAATTCTGTTCTAATTCTTGTCGTGCAGAACACTGGAGAGAGCTTCATCCATATTTATCAGCAAAAGAATTAGAACAAATCAAGAAGCGATTAAATATTAAATAAGGAAAGAAAATGAATGCGGGAATTTACTGTATAGAAAACAAATTGAACAATAAAATTTATATTGGACAATCTAAACAATTAGACAAAAGGCTTTTAAACCATAAGCATCTTTTAGAAAACAATAAACACTTCAATGTGCATTTACAGAATTCATATAATAAATATGGCAAAGAAGCCTTTTCGTTCCATATCCTTGAAAAAACTGAAGATTTAAAATTGTTAAATAAACTGGAAAATAAATGGATTGGCTATTATAAATCCTTTGCCGGAAAGAATGGATATAACATTAAATACCCCACCAAAGTTTTTAGAATAGCTTTTTCAAATGTTATCCTTAAAAATGATTCTCCTAAAAAAAAGAAGAAATTAAAACTTTATTCTAAAATTTGCAAAAATTGTCAAGAGCGTTTTTATGCAGAAAGATCACGTATAAAATTTTGCTCGACTGTATGTCGAACTGAATATCGGAATAAAAAATCAAGAGAACAATACATCAAAAATCATCCTAAATCCAAAAACAAAAATGAGGCTGTTTGTATGGTATGTCATAAAAAATTTACAAAAACCAGGTATTGGCAGAAATACTGTAGCCCTAAGTGTCGAAAGGAAGCATTTAATCGCAGACACAATCTTAATCTAAAAACAAAAGTCAATGAACTAGAAAAAGAAATAGAAGAATTAAAGCAAAAAATAAGCAGTTAGTAAAACAAAGGAGGGACTATGTCAAAACAATACAAGTATCACAAAGGGAAAAAGTTTAGGTTCACCGGCTCGTATTTTGCTTGGGATCCTATCTATAGCAGAGAAGGGGAGAGGATCCTGGTGGATAAGGACACAGATGAGATTATACTCCATTATCAGTTGGGAGACCAGCCTGCGTCCTTGCCGGCAAAAAAGTAATAGGAGGGAAAGATTGAGAAAAAGACGGACACATTACACAAGCGATTGGAATAAATGGAAGGAGTTCTGCGAAAGGCATAATGAAGATCCATACGAAACCACTGATATTGGTTTTGATTTGGGAGGAGGGGATAGTGAGGATTATATCTATACCGGAGATATTCCGGAAAGAGAGGAGGGATAAAATGAGGATACAAGAATTAAAAGCTAGGGTGCAGTTCTTGATGAATGATATTAAAAAGCTCAAGTCTAATATAAGCCCAGAAGGAAGTTTTTCTATTTGCCGAAAAGATGGAAAGCAAATGGATTTTGCTGATATTATTACTTTAGGCGAACTGATGTTAAAAATTGATAAAAATATTGAGATATTGGAAAAAATGTTTAAAGAAAAAAGAGAAGAAGCATGACTGAAAAAGAAATAGACGAGCATGTTGACAATATCCTGATGATGACTGAAGTTGAAAATCCAAAGGAAAAAATAAAGCAATATCTAAAGGCTACTATTATTGCTCAAATTGAGCATTATGAAGCCTGGATAAAAGAATTTAAAGAAAGGAGGGATAAATGACAAAAGAATTATTTGACAGAATCAATCCGGCAAATTTTTCAGAGCTTTTGGATGAATTCAATCCCCGGCATGAAGGACAGATCTGTGCCTGCTGTGGTGAGTTTTATTTTTTTGATGAAGACTCCAAGATAAAAGAGCATGGATTTTGTGAGAAATGCTGGGATTGGATGGAAAAAATTGAAAAGGAGGAAAAGTAAATGAGTATATTTAAGGATGCAAAACTTGAGATGGCATATCTCAAAATGGGCTTGTATGGTGGGGCTGGTTCGGGAAAAACCTATACCAGCTCTAAAATCGCAATCGGGCTTCATAAGTTTATTAAGGCAAAGAAGCCCATCTATTTTCTGGATACTGAAACTGGGTCTGATTTTGTAATACCTATGTTTGAAAAAGAAAATATTAAATTCAGAAATGCTAAATCCAGAGCCTTTAAAGACCTGATTGAAGGGGTGAGGATAGCTGAAAAGGAAGGCTCGATTCTGATTATTGACTCTATCACGCATTTTTGGAACGAGCTTATGACTGCTTACCAAAAAAAGCATAACCTTAGCCGGATAACACTCCGTCATTGGATACCCCTAAAACAAACCTGGAGAGAATTTACTGACCTTTATGTAAATACGAACTTGCACATTATCATGTGCGGCAGGGTCGGAGATGTTTGGGAAGACACAGAGGATGATGACGGGGTGATTGAGACAAAAAAAACCGGGACAAAAATGAAAGCTGAAGTCGAAACAGCATTTGAACCATCCCTGCTGGTGGAAATGGTGAAACATCGAGTATCTGCAAGACCTGGAGCTGGATGGGTTCATCGAGCATGGGTGGAAAAAGACCGGTTTGATGTAATTGATGGGAAGTGTTTTGATGATCCCGGATTTGAAGAATTTATTCCTCATATTGAACGACTGAACATTCATGGTAAGCATAAGGCTATTGATCAGGATCGTAATTCACAAGACCTTTTTGAAACCGGGAATAATGGAGAGGAAAGATACAAACGCCATAAGATTTTGCTGGAAAAGATTGAAGCGGAGATTCATTTTCTTGTTCCCGGTTCTCCAAATAACAGCGATGTAAAAACCGCACGACTTGAGCTTATGGATGAGGTTTTCAAGACACGCTCAAAGACAGAGATCGAAAGCATGAAAAACCAAGAATTAGAGGATGGTTTTTTTGCTTTGCTTGAAAAGTCGAATAGAAAAAAAAGGCATGGTAAAAAGGAAACAAAGATAAAGGAGAAAAAATCATGAGTAAACTTCCTGATTATGAACCCCAAAAATTACCAGAAGGTTCTTATGTATTCACTTTAAAAGAAGAACCGGAAAAAAGAAGACAAGCTGGAAAAGCCGGAGACTTTATTTCAGTCAAGTTTGTGTTTAAAGTTTCTGGAAATAACATCAATCCTGGAAGGCAGCATGTTGAACGATTTGTTCCCTGGGATGAAAAATATGGACAGCTTTTAGAAGCATTAGGTGGAAAGCGTGGAAATGATGGGAGAGTCCATTTATCTGATTCCGTTGGTATTGTGGGGCAATCATTTCATGCTGATATTATTCACGTACCTGATAATGATGATCCGACAAAATCATGGGCAAGGCTCAGTAATATCCGGGCTCTAGAAAACGAGGAAATAGAAGAAGAGGATGATATTCCATTTTAAACAAGAGGATAAATAATGAAACCTGGGAGAGGCTTAACATCTTTACCCTCCTTTTCGGGGGCAGGTTCGAAAGGGCTTGCCCCCTTTATTTGTCTTAAGAGGTGAGACATGAAAAAATTAAGAAATAATATAATTAACTTTTTTTACAAACATAGAGTAGTTGATAGCCATATCGGAGTTTTTAAGTTTAATGTATGGTTATATGTTTTAGCAACTTACCTCAATCTGCATTTAATTGGGATTAATATTACATTTAATAGGTGGCCTATTTTTAGTTTTTATATTGATCTCTGTAAACCACCATATAATTTAATTTTTGAATTTATGTTATTTGGGTTTGGCATAGATACTAATAGAAAGCGAGCTAAGGAAGCCCATATAGCCGTTGGAGAATATTTTGCTAAAAAAGAAAAAGCATTGAAGAATTTTAAAAAATCACTAAATTCAGAGCAATCCAATTTAATTACAGAATATGAAAATTTGAGGTGAAACATGAGTGAAATTAAAGACCGCCATCGCTGTGGTGAGTGTAAGTGGTGGGATGAAGAAAAACAAGAGGGAAGATTACCCTTTGTTGTTTGGCGTGGATATAATTCAGAAGTTGTTTGCTCACGTGATCCTGATATGGAAGCTTGTTCAAGTTGGGTTCCAAAGAGGGGATGGCAAGAATGAAACCCATTGAAAAAATCCTTTTTTGTCTCTTTGGATTGATTATCCTGGTTATGTTTATTATCCTTTTATGGCTGTGGATTTGGGAGCCAAGTATTGATTTTATAAAGTTTTTCTTGACATAAAAAAATGATTGATATAGAATCGGGTTATGAAATCCCGGATAGCAAAAAATGAGAAAACAAAATGAACCCCCAGTATCGGTCTGTCGTTCTATAACGATATCCAAAGGCTGTCCGGGTCTGATCGGTCTGGGGGTTCTTTCTTTTTTGGGGGAAATAAATGAGGAAATTTTCAGTAATTAAACTAAATGGATTTTATGGTTTAAAATACAAGGGAAAAATAATTCTTCTTATGGAAGAAAAATCAGGAAAAATTATTATCCATAACATTTCAGACATGGTTAAATTCACCAGGAGGATTGATGAGTAATCTTGTTAAATGGGATGAAATTGAACATCAAATCGATGAAGCAAGAGATTTGAAAAGCATTGTAAAGATGCAAGAGCAAGTCGAGGCTATTAAAATATTAATCAAACAAACAGACGGGAGCCTTAGAACACAAAATAAATGTTCACGATATCGAATATTTTTAGAGCAGAAAGCAGGAGAATTTTATAAACAAGCACCAGATGAAAGCACAAAATATTTAAAAAAAGGTATACATTCCCCGTCGGGGACTAAATCCCCCACGGGAAAACAAGCCATTATAAAAGATGTTGGCAAAGACAAAAAAACTTTTCATAAATGGGCAAAGGAATCATGTATCCCAAAAGAGAAAGTTTTGGAATATGAGAATCTCTGTAATCAAGAAGGGAAAGAATTGACAACGGCTGGGCTTTTGCGTTTTTCACAATCAGAAAAATCGGTTAAATCACCGCCAATCCCAAAAAATATTTATAGGATCATTTATGCAGACCCACCCTGGAAATATACAGAGCAGGGATTAACCGGTGTATCTGATTCTTATCATCGAGGAGACGAATATGGCAATATACCAAAACATTATTCACCTATGTCCATTGATGAACTTTGCGATATGGAGATGCCAAAAACTGAGGATAATGCTGTTTTATTCTTATGGGTTACATTTCCTTTTTTAGAAAAATGTTTTAAGGTCATAAAAGCATGGGGATTCCAATATAAAACAGGTATCGTTTGGGATAAAATAAAGCATAACTTTGGATATTATGTATCAGTAAGAAGCGAATTGCTTTTAATCTGTACCAAAGGAAGCTGTACGCCGGATACAAAAAAACTTATTGACAATGTCGTGTCTATTGAAAGGACAAGACATTCAGAAAAACCGGAAAAATTTAGAGAGATCATAGATATGCTTTACCCAACTGGAAATCGCATTGAGCTTTTTGCAAGAAAAAAGGTTAATGGTTGGGATTCTTGGGGACTAGAAATATGAATCAAGATACATTTGAATTTGAAAAATTATATCAAATAGAACTGGATAGGATATATAAAGAACTTGGTTATCAAATTGTTAAAAGGATTAGGGGCAAAGAAAATAGATATTACGATGTTGTTTTAGTAAAAGATAATAAACAAGCAAAGATTGAGGAGAAGGCTTTAACCTATTATCATTCAGATTGTCCGATTGAGTTAATACAGAATGTATGGCCTTTTGATTCCGGGTGGTTTTATGACACAAAAGCTGATTATATTCATTATTTTTATTACCTACAAGGCATGTTTCCATATATATTATATCAGGTCTCAATGTCTAATCTCAAGAAACTTATGTTAAAAAATGAATGGAAAGATAACGTTAGTAAATATGTAAAACCAAGACATTCTGTTATTCATTATGGATACACAATAAATCTATGTATTAAATGGAATTTTTTATTAGATACGAATTGTGCTTGGGTTTTAAAAAAATGGAATAGAGAGCTAAGAAATGCCTGAAGGACGTATGCTAAAAAAACAGATATCCATAAGTAAAACTTTGCCTGAATTAAAATCAGATTCAGCACGTCTTTTATATACCTGGTTAATTCCTCATTTGGATGTTGAAGGGAGATTTTCCGCAGATCCTGATGTTGTGAAAGGCCATGTGGTTCCACGTCTAAAAATGACAAAGAAAAAAATATGGGATTATCTTCAGGATATGGCTGAAAAAGGGCTTATTATATTATATGAAGCAGATGGGGATTATTATCTTGAATTTACTGTTTTTGAAAAACATCAAATAATAAGAAAAGACAGAGAAGCAGATTCAAAAATACCATCTCCAAAAGAAGGTTCTATAATAACTCCTGGAGTACTCCCGGAGAACTCCAGCACAATTAAATTAAAAGAAAGTAAAGTAAAATTAAATAAAAAAAAGGTCAAAAAAGATCCTTCTCTTTTTGAAAAAGAATTTAAAGAATTTTGGGATCTATATCCACGAAAAACACAAAAGCAAGATGCTAAAGAAACTTTTATGGTGCGATGCCGGCAGGGGTTATCTGCTGATATCATCAAGGCTTTAAAAGGATATTTGAAGTTTTTGAAATACCAGCGGATTCAAAATAATTTTGATCAGGCTCCGATGTATCCGAAAACATTCCTTAACAAGAACCGCTGGAAGGAATTTATTAATTTTGAATATACGGAGCCGGGTCAACGCACTTCAAGGCAAACCCAAAAAGAACAGAATTACTGGGAAGACAGGAAAAAGAAGATTGCCGAATTGGCTAAAAGGGGCTTAAATGAAAACGAAATACAAATAGAAATATCAAAATGGTCTAAAAAATATTGGGAGGAGCAATCCAATGAAAAATAAACCAAAAGAGATTATGCTACTTGATATTGAATACGACCTAGTGAGATATCAACATAAGGTTGTATGTGGTGAAGACAGGCAAAGTGATATTATAGTTTCGATTAAACAATCGTTACAGCCTGATGTGGGGGCTACTTGGAAAGATGATGAAGTAATTGGTACTGGATTAAGTATTGATGATTGCACCAAAATCCATGAAGCCTGGGGAAAGAAAAAAGAAATCACAGAAAAAGAAATACAGAAACTCCTGGAAGATTTAAGCGACTTCGATTGGTGTGGCGTAGAGGATGAGCCATATATACAAGAGCATTTAATAACATGGCTTTCTAAATTGGGTATAGAGGTAAAGCTGGAAAAGACCAGAGAGGGTAATGATGAGCAAAGAAGACACAAATAGATTGTCTTGGTTTATGGTCACCGTTGGTTTGCTTATGGGTGTTGGGATGTTAGTTGCCGGATTTTGTATTAATAATTGGATTGTTATTATTTCTGGGGCAGGAACAATTTGGTTAAGCATTCTTCATTGGGATTGGATAAATTCACAAGAGGAGCACTCCAACAAAGGAGGCAAAAAATGAGTATGTATCCAACAAAAGAACAATTAGAGAAGATACATGAGATTGATAAACTCGAACTTCCGATAAAGGAAAAAGTCCCTAAAATGCTGTCTCATCTCAAATCTATATGGCATTATGGTAATTTTTTCGTTGACAATGGAAAAGATGGTTTTGAGCTTCATACGGGTGGCTGGTCTGGTAATGAGGATATTATATCAGAATTAAGAAAAACAACATTTTGGATTCTTTTTTGGCAGAGAACAGAAAGGGGAGGGCATTATTTTTTTGATTACCAAGCCGTAGGGAGTTATGTCGCTATATGGTCAAAAAAAGTAGATAGCAAGGAGTAATCTAATAAAGGAGATAAAAAATGAGTGATTATACGTACTATCCAGAGGATAGGATTCCTTTCGCAAAGAAATCGCCTAGATGTCCCAAGTGTGGCGGAAAAACAAAACGGACATATCGAGTTGGCCAAGATGTATATGGCCGTTATTGGAGTTCTGAATGGATTGGGGTTGAGTTCCTAAATGTATATTGTCAAGACTGTGGCTATGAATATCCGCAATATGTTGAAACCCCTCAAAAGGAGCAATCCAAATGAAAATAACAAAAAAATGGATTAAAAAATGGGAGCCTTGTGATGAGGCTGTAGAATGGATTGAAAAACAAGATACAGAAGATGTATTTGAATTAATTGACAGACTCCGCAAGTCTAATATTAAGGATAAATATGAATGGTTATGCTGGGCTATACCACGATTATTCAAGATAAAGAAAGATAGGGTGAGGTTTGCCATATATTGTGCGGAATTAGCACTGCCTATATTTGAGAAGGAATATCCTAATGATAAACGTCCTAGACAGGCAATTCAGGCGGCTAAAAGCTGGCTAAAGAATCCAAACAAGAAAACAAGCGCTTTTGTTGCTAGGGTTGCTTCTTATGCTGCTTATAAGGCTACTGCTATCGTTATTACCGCTGCTTGGAGTGCTGCCTGGGCTACTATCGGAGCTGCTGATAGCGCTGGGACTGTTGGGGATGGTGCTGTCGGGGCTGCTTGGAATGCTGCCGATAGTGCTATTGAGGCTGTTGATGCCGCTGGAGACAAAGAAATAACTTATAAAATAATTAACTATGGAGTTAGGTTATTAAAGGAGCAATCTGATGACAAATGAACCAAAAGAACAGGAACGAAAAATGCTGGAGAGGTGGATTACAAAATTAGAATGGATGATTGTTAATTACAATTTACTAAAAAAAAGCACGAGAGAACCGATGCCTCATATTGATTATGATATCAAATCCCTTAAATACTGCATCAAAGTGCTAAAGGAAAAACTTGGGGGGAGGGGAGTAATCTAAATGAAGATTCTTAAAAAGTTAGCGGCTTATGTCTTGAAAGACGAATTATATTTTTTGCAAAATCAGAATGCAAAATTATCCAATCAAGTCAGGGAAAAAGGTACTAAATTAGAGCAATGTAAGAGACGCCTCAAAAGACTTAAGAAGGAGGGATAATGAAAATAACAAAAAAATGGATTAAAAAATGGGAGCCTTGTGATGAGGCTGTAGAATGGATTGAAAAACAAGATACAAAAGATGTGTTCGAGTTAAGTGATAAATTACGTAACTCTAGCCTTGAAGAAAAATATTATTGGTTGTGCTGGGCTATACCAAGATTGATAAAGACAGAGAGGGATAAAATCAGATTTGCTGCATATTGTGTTGAGTTTATTCACCACCAAGAAAAACAGAGCTTGGGTTACTAGAGCTGGGGTTATTAGAACTGTCACTAGGGTCGTTGCCGAGGCCATTATGGCTGTTATTAGGGCTGGTAAGGATGTTGATGAAAAAAGAGATGTAATAATAGATTATGGAATTCAATTATTAAAGGAGCAATCCAAATGACGAAAAATAAAGCATTTACCCTAATAGCAATATTCAGCTTTTTGTTCTTTGTATTCGGCGTTTTATGCGGGGTATATATTGAATGGAAAAATGAAAAGTTTTGGCAAAGTGTCATCCTAGAACCGGATAGAATAGAGCAATTTGAGGACATAACAGATGAGGCAATAGAGCTAGAGAAAAGGCTGGATGCTTTAAAGCTGGAACTAGATGCGTATTGGATACCGGAGTCTAGTCCGGACATAGAGAGGTTATCAAGGGAAAGGTGAAATGAAACAAAGCATTCTTGAGCTGTATCAGAAACACCATAGAGGGAAAGAGAATGCTATACCCAGGGATGCTTTTTTATTGAGATATGCTGGTGAGATCCCAGAGCTATCGGATAGGAAGTTTAGGGACATTTACAGCGAGCTTCCTATCGTAACCTGTGAAAGGGGAGGCTTCTGGCCTATCCGGAAAAGTGAGGTTTTAGAATACCGGGAATATCTGAAAAAGAAGGCTATCCCTTTATTTGAGAGGTGGCGGATGGTCAGCGATGCTCATACAGAGCTTATGGATGGGGAAAGCCAGATGGAGCTGTTTTATGAGATGGCCGAATGATTTTATAAACAAACAAAGGAGCTAAGAACATGAGCCTCTCAAACACCCAAAGGACTCTTAAATATTTAAAAGAAAAAGATTATAAATGTGATATCGTTGAACGATGGATACCAAACCCAAAACATCCTGGCGGTGGGTTTAGGAAAGACTTTATGGGTTTGCTAGATATTATAGCTATTGGAGAAAATAAAATTATTGGAGTCCAGTCTTGTGGTTCTAATTTTGCTGAACATGATAGAAATATTTTAGCTAATCCTGTATCCAAATTATGGTTAAAAGTTGGGGCTACATTGATACTTATCGGCTGGCGTAAGGTAAAAAAACATCCTAGAAAAGGGAAACTAAAGATTTGGCGTCCCAGAGTCAAGGTCTATACTTTAGAAGACTTTGGGCTTGAGAATAATCAATTTAACGAAAGGAGATAAAAATGAGAAAAAAGAATTTACTTATCATGGCAGGTGTTTTTTTCTTCATGGCATTTGTTACCCCGCTTATTGCTGTTACTGCAACAGCAGACGTAGAAATCGATGTCCCTGCGATTTTGGCATCAAGTGAAGCGATTTTTCTAGCTGGTATTGGTGGCCTCAGCGTTACTGCCCTTGTTAGTGTTATTAAGCGATGGCTAAAAGCTCAAGGAGTTGCAGTTATTGCAATTTCAGTAGTAGTAAGTGCAGCTGCAGTCCTGATCTATCTTATTCCTGCTGGGTTTGTTTTGTGGAAATTCTTGGTTTATACAGTACTTGTTACGCTTGCTGCTAATGGGATTTATTTATTCCCCAGAAAAAGAACCTAGTTTATTTTGGGCTAAAGGGATAGGGGCGGGCTGATTAAAATGAAGACGAAACTGTTTGTAATACTTGGCCTTATAGCCGGATACTTATGGGCAGTTTTGTTTCTTTGGAATGCTCACAGGAGGGACAAATGATTTGGATAAAAGTATTCTTCTTTTTGGCTTTTGCTATCATCATCGGGACATTTGTGGCTATCGGGATTATGAAGATTAAAAGGAATTTGTGAGTGATTTTAAGGAGGTATAAATGGAATATAAAACTACGAAAAAGTATTCTAAAAAAGTCATTGATGAAATTTTTAGGATACACAAGGAAAAAGGCTTGACCGCTGAGAATTTATTAAAAGAGGCAAAAAAGAAAAGCAATCCTTTGCATTCGTTATTCAAATGGGATGACAAAGAAGCTGCTTATTTATGGAGGCTTCAACAGGCAAGGGTGATTATCAATGAGGTAAAAGTTATTGTCGAAGACAAAGAATATTATGCTTTTGAAAATGTTCGTATAGAAATCAAAGACGGTAAGGGACAAAGAGAATACAAATTAAGAGATGAGATTTTAAAAGATGATTCCTTGAGGATGCAAGTAGTAGAATCAGCTTATAATCAGCTTTTATATTGGAAATCCAAGTATGAGGATTATAAAGAATTTGAGCCTGTTTTTGAGGCTATTAAGAAAATAGGTGATGGTTTAAAAAAGAATCATGCATAAGAAATGTGCCTTACGTGGCTGGGCGTGACATGGCATGGGGTGGCGTGGCTTGGCTGGGCAAGGCAAAGCAAGGCAAGGAAATTAAAAGGAGAAACAAATGAAAACAAGAAGCATTAACTTAAAACCAATCCAGACGGAAGTTTTAAAATTAACAATCAAAGGCAAAACTCCATATATGCCTGAACCAGCGTCCAGTGAAGTTGCTGAGAGATATAACAAATTAAAATCCCATCAAACTTACAAAAAAGATGATATTCCTGAAGAAGAGAAAGTCAAAGCTAAATATTATTACACAGAAGACGGGAAAAAGGGGATTCCATCAAGGGCGATTTTTCAGGCGATGGTTCGAGCTTCAAGCTATTTGATTGAGAAAAAAGATGGTGGCATGAGAATAGTTAGAGAGGGCGTTTTAATAAAAGATGAGATATTGCCACTTAAATATTCAAAAGAAAAAGTGGAGACTCATATGGGAAAAAATTCAGGGATTAATCGTTCTCCAAGGAAGATAATGCGGAATGCTTTTTATGATTGGTCAGTAGATGTTGAAATTGAATATAATAAAGAGCAATTATCAGCAGAGCAGATTGTTAATATTCTCAACTGGGCTGGATTCCATATTGGAGTGGGTGCTTTTAGAAAAGAGAAGACAGGTAATTTTGGCTTATTTGAAGTGAAGATATAAAAAGGCACGGTCAGGCGAGGCGAGGCTTGGCTTGGCGAGGCAGGGCATGACAAGGCACGGGAAAATTTAAACTGAAAGGAGAATAAATGGCAAAGATAAACTGTTATGTTATAACATGCTCATCTGATAATGAAATGGACATCCGGTCTTTATATGTCTGGGGTGAGTGGGGTTCGGCAAGGTGGTTACCTATTACGAAAAAAGAAGCATATCGCAGAGTCAAGGAGTGCAGGAAAATAAACGCCTGCGGATTCTGCGATGCTCAAATCCATAAAATTTACATAGAGAGAAACAGAAACACCTATATGCAGGAGATGTCAAAAAAGAATGTGCCTCATAAAAAAGGCAGAAAGTCAGCAACAAGGGTAAGAAAGCGGTGTGAGTTCTGCGGGAAAATATTCTATGTGCTTCCTTCCCAGAGTCATAGGAAATATCATTCTAGAGCATGTTATACCCAGGCAAGAAAAAAATAAATATTTAAAATTCCCCATATAAACCCTTCCAAAAAACAAACCTTCCTTTAAAAAATATTTGCATTTATTATTATTTATCCCTATTTTTATAGGTGATGGCAAATAATTCTCTAATCAGGCAGGAATATATCCGAGCCGAGGCTGTGGATTATCTTAAACGCTGGCTTGGGCTTCCGTATTTCTGGGGCGGTCAAAATCCACTAGAAGGATTTGATTGTTCTGGAATGATAGTGGAAGTACTCCAAGCTCATGGGCTTATAAAACGGTTCTCTGATTATACAGCCGAAGGGCTGAGAAGAAAATATTCCCAATATACAGTAGAGAGACCCTATGCCGGCTGTCTTGTCTTTTTCATCCATCCTCTGGAATTAAAGGCTAAACATGTAGCAATGTGTGTGGATAGTGAGTTTATTATCCATGCCTCAGGAGGGGGAAGAGGAATCACATCACTAAGAGAGGCTATAGAGCAAAACGCATATATCAAAAAGGACTCTCTCAAACAGGAAATAGAGAGAAGGCAAGGTTTTAAGGTCATTTATACTGACCCTTTCAGGAGTATTGAAGAATGAACTTTGAAGAAATAATAACACTGCTGAATCGGATATTCGACCTGAAAGAACAAATAGAGGACTGGGTATATGTCATAGGGGATAACCGCCAGCGAAAGGGAATTAAAAAGGCTGTAGCAAAGGCTTTGAAAGCAGAGACAAAAGAAGCCCAGGAAAAGGCTATTAAAAAAGTAAAAAAATGGCTGTGGGAAAAATGAAAAAACGCACATTAACCGGACTCATAATATTCAGCATCCTCATTCTTTCCTGGTCATGTGCAAGTATAGGGTACATCAATCCGGACGCAGGTTATGATGTCTTGAACCCGCCTGCGATAATAAAAGCAAATCCATTAGGGATAACAGAAGATGGGAATTTTATTGTTAATCCCGAATTTCTGAAATATGTAAAAGAATTACAGCTTGAAGTAAGGAGATTAAGAAGGGGGCTAAAATAAATGGAAGAGCAGATAACACAGGCAGGAGGGCAGGTTTATTTATATATTGGCATGGGGATAACAGTGGCATTTGTGGCTCTAGATAAGGCTATGGCCTTTATTTCAAAGAAGAGAAATAACGGAAAAGGAAACAGCAATAATAAGAACCATTATCACATGATTATGGAAAATAGAACTCGAAGCCTCTTAAACAAGCAAGCCATAGATGCAGTTTGTAATACAATAAATGGCATGAAAAGAGACAATAAGGATGACCATAAGAGGATATTTGACAAGCTGGATAAACTGTATGAGAAAGTTAAATGAATAAAACTGCATTCACTGCCTTAATAAAGAAGCGAACCATAAAATCGCTTGTATCAGGTGATTTAGAAATGGAGCTTTTATTGAGATTTAGGCCGACAAAAGAAATAGAGAATAAATTAACAGAACTCCATAAGGCCGATAGCCAAGTGGCCGTGGCTATAGCGGAGATAAAAGATGAGTAAAAATCACAAAGATACCCAAAGTCCTTATGTAAAAAAAATCCCTAACAAACGTCCAAAATTCAAAAAAGGCAATCCTGGCAAGCCTAAAGGAGCTAAAAACAGAATATCCAGGACAATAAAGGAAAATATCGAGGAGACATTCCAGAAACTAGGTGGAGTCGAAGGGCTTGTTAAATGGGCTAATAAAAGCAACAGTAATAGAGAAAAAGTTTACAGCTGGTATTTTTCAATGTTGCCTAAAAACGTTGATGCGAATGTAGCAGGGGATTTGACATTAACCATAAAACGCATAATAACTGATAAGAGGCCGGATTAATGCAGACACAAGAAAGAGGTGAGCTGAGCCTTCCCATATACTATCACCCTAATCAGCATAAGATATTTTTTGAATCAAACGAAAAGAAAAAGGTCATAGCTAAAGGAAGGCGGTTCGGGCTTACTCATGGATTTGCAAATAGAGCAATCGAATATTTGCTTGATGGAGTGTCTCCCGGTCTCTGGGTGGATACCGTAAACAGCAATATTGATAAATACATAGAGCGTTATTTTTATCCGATTCTCAGCAAGCTCCCTCAGAAGTACTGGAAATGGCGTCAGCAGAAAAAGGAGCTTGAGATATGCGGGCATAAAATGGATATGCGGTCAGCAGACAGACCTGAGCTTATTGAGGGCTTTGCCTATAAATTCATATTCCTAAATGAGGCTGGGATTATCTTGAGAAAAGAATATATCTATAAAAACTCCATACTTCCTATGACACTGGATTATAATCCGGACTTTTATATTGGCGGCACTCCAAAAGGGAGAGGGCTATTTTTTGAGTTATACACAAGGGCTAAAGACCCGGCAAATGAAGACCAGCGTCATTTCCATTTCACTTCATATGATAACCCTTTCCTGCCAGAAGAAAGCCTTCAGGAGCTTATCAATGAAATACCAAAGTCTATCCAGGAACAGGAAATATATGCTGATTTCCTAGAGGACTCATCAACTGTATTCAGAAATCTTGAGAAGTGCAAGGGGGCAAAACCGCAGGAATATAACAGCAATAAGTCATATTATATGGGTGTGGATTTAGCCCGTCTGCAAGATTATACAGTGATTATTGTTCTGGATGATGATGGGAACCAGGTCTATATGGATAGGTTCAATGAAATTGACTGGAGTGTGCAAAAGACCAGGATAAAACAGATAGCCAAAAAATACCATGCTAAAGTCTGGCTGGATTCAACTGGAGTCGGGGATCCGATCTACGAGGATCTCAGGAAAGAGGGCATCCAGGTCAATGGTTATAACTTTACGAATGAGAGCAAAAAACGGCTTATTCAGAACCTTATGATCTCTTTTGAGCAAAGTAAGATTAAGATATTCGGCGTGGATATTAACCCGGTCTTGGTAAATGAGCTTGAGATATTTGAATATGAGATGACCTCGTCTGGGCTTATCCGGTATAACGCTCCGGAAGGAAGCCATGATGATTGTGTCATAGCCCTGGCTTTGGCAAATTGGGGGCTTAGGACAAAAAAGAACAGCGGAGCCGGGATACCTGATATAGGAGTAGATGACATATGGCAATAATAAATACAATTAGGAATTTAGCAAACGTGCAAATGATGAAATATAAAGTGGCTTCACAGAAAGGCCGGGTAACAAAACTTGAGAATCAGGTCACCAAGCTCCAGCACCTGATTAAAGACGATATATTATCTATCACTGAAAAGGCAACTGCTTATAAAGGGAATTCTTATACGTCTTACGCCTCGGCTATCTCTGAAGTCGATAAAAAATACAGAGGTATAGCAGACTGGGGTTCCCTGCAGACAGGGATTATAGTAGATTTGAGAGCTGCTTTTACGATAGGGGAAGGCTTGGTCATTGTAAAGAAGGATAAAAGTGCAAACAAAGAACTGGAATGGGCTGAGAGGTTTTTAGAATATAATGACCTTGATGAAGAAGTAGCACAGGAGTTTGCAAAAGAAGCGGAAATAGAGGGGAAGATCGCACTTAAACTGGCACTTGAAGAAGATAAGGATGCGGAAAAAGAAGAAGAAAGATGGATGGTAAGCGTCCGGTATATAAGCTGGATTGAAAAAAATTATACAGTAGAGACAAATCCTCAGGATTACCTTGATTATCAGCGGCTTAAATGGAGGCCGAAAGATAAAGAAAAAGAAGAGGTATTAGAGAAAAAGGAATTTGTTTATAAGAAATTCGGAGGCCGTATTTATAAGCCAAACGAGGCAGCTCCAAAGGTCATGAAATGCTTAACGCAGATAGAGAATCTAGATAAAGCCCTAAGGGACTGGAGAGAGATAAACCGGATATTCGGGGGCCCTATTCTATACGCTGAATGTGAAACCGAAGAAGAGGTAAAAGAAGCATTAAATGCTTTCAGCAATAAGAATTTTAAGCTAAAGAAGATATTAGCAGGCACATTCAAATTAAGCTTTATTACCCTGGATACAAGTAATGTTGAGTCGATTGAAAATGAGATAACAACGAATGCCAAGCTAATAAGCGGGACTACTGGAATCCCTGTCCATTATCTTGGCTTCCCGAATCTTATGTCGAACAGAGCTACTGCTGAAAACCTTATGGAGATGATAAATGCAGGGACGACAAAGGAAAGAAAGACCTGGAAAGGTGCTTATGAAGAAGTGATAAGAAAGGCTATGAATTTATATAATGAAAAGGTCAATCAAGGGATGAGTGCTGCAAAGAAGCTGAATCCGGATAAAATAGGGGTAGAGATACCGCTTATTACTAAAGAGCATTGGGAACATCTTGAGAAAGTATATTTACCTGCAGCTATGGCAGGCAAGATATCTGATGAAGCTTTTCTTGAGAAGATGCCTGGGATAGACATTGATACAGAGGCAAAGAGAAAAGCAGAAAAGGAAAAAAGTGAAATAGAGCGGATTATGAAAGAGAACGAAGACCTTAAAGCAGAAAAAGAAGAAAATAAATTATTTGGAGGTGGGGAAAGTGCCATATCCGAATGAACATGCTTGTCGTTTAAAATCACCTGATGCTTTTCAGAAAGGAAAGTTCAGAAGGGTAACAAGGAAAAGCGGGGGCAAAATATATCATATAATCATGGGAAGGCTTAAAGGTCAAAACGTGATGACAGAGCAGGCCTATAGATATCCCAAAGACTCTTGGACAGCAGCCCAGGCTGGGAAACACTGCAGGGAGCATGATGGCCGATTTGAGCCGGCAAGGGAGGAATGATGATAAACACAAACAAAATAAATATTGAATTAGATGGCGGGAAAAAAGAAACATCCAGAGTCACGACAAAAAATATAGATGCCAGCATTAGAGTAGAGAAGCCAGAGAAGATAATAAAAAGCCAGACATTAAGCACAAATATAACTGGTGATGATTTAGATGTTGCAGATAGATTGACCCGAATTAAAGTCATTGAAGAGAAAGAGGAATACATAAAAAAGAAAAAAATAAAGGAACGTATGGCTAAAGCCAGAGCTGCCAGGGCAAAGAAAGGGGAAAAGAAATGAAATTTTTAGCCAAACTCCAGAATATGGCTGCTTCTGAAATAATGAATGTTATACCCTCTGAAATATACCATGAGATAAAAGAAAAAGACCCTAATCCTGTATTTAGAGCTTATGTTATAGGCCATGAAGGGGAGGCAACTGGAAAGCAGGTCGGAGGTTGGCAGGTCGTTAAGAACTGGTTTTCTTCTGCTATTAGAAAAATAGTGGATAAACTTCAGTTCGGAACAAAATTATTTCATGGACATAATTTAGACTCAAGCCATGAAGGCCGGCAGCCTATAGGAGAGATTGTCGGCAAGGCTTTAAAAAAGGTGGAAAATAAGTTATCTGCAATAGGGATAGCTTATATATATCCAGAATATCGAGGTATGCCTTTGGACGTGGCATCCATTGAGGCAAACATCAATATTAGCCCTTCTAAAGATAGCGTAGAAGCTATTGATGTGAAGGACATAACAGGGATTGCCTTAGGCAATTCAGCGATCGAAAAGCCGGGGTTTGCGAATGCCACGCTTTTATCCCAGATCCAGGCTTTTGCGTATAGTCGATCCCAACAACAATTTAACAAGGGAGGCGATACAATGCCAACGCTCAGTGAAATAAGGAAGTTTGTGAGCGATGAAGGCATAAGCCCGAATGAAATATTTGGGCGTGATGCTTTAATCGATGATCCTGTAGTAAAGGGTTACACAAAGGAAAGAATCAAAGAAGAAGTCGCGGGTGAATATGCCGGCAGGAAACGAAAAGAAGAGGCTCTACAGAAATCCAAAGAAGAGTGGGAAAAAGAGAAAAAGGAACTTGAAGAGGAGATAAAAAAACTTCAATCTGAATCTGCTAAAGTAAAGGCTGCTGATCTTTTCAACACAAAAGCCAAAGAACGAAAACTTGATGATAGGCAAATACGGTTCATAGAGAACAAGAAAGAAAGTTTTGCCCCAAAAGACCCTGATAAGCTGGAAAAAGAGGTAGATGAGTTTATGGATTCTGTGCTTGAGGAATACAAATCTACTGCTGAGATCTTTGGAGTAAAAGAAGAGGACAAGGCAGAATCTAAGGGCGGATCAGAACCCGGAAGCGATACAGGATCAAGCGATGACAACGAGCTTATTCCCGATTAAAAGGGGATGGGCTGCGTACAGTCGGCAGGTGAAATATTAAGCACCTGGGCGAAAACAAATCAATTAAACGGAGGCTATAATGGCTCAATTTATAAGGACAGCCACTCCAATGGGAGATTGGCGGAGTTTTAAGTTCACCCATGCTGAATCAGGCGTTACATATGAAGAAGGAAAGCTGTATAAGATTGAGGATACAGTTGGCGTTCTGATGCTTGATATTAGTTATTCAGCTGCTGGGTGTAAAGAGGACAAAGAAATAACAGTTGGCGATGAAGGTGTTCTGATTTACCATGCTGAGAAAATCATGGTGTACAAAGAGACTGGATCAGGGAATAGTTTCTTGCCTGGCGACAAGGTTTATTGGTCAGGGACGCAGGGTGCTTCTGTGACCCCTAACAGCTCAAGCGGTTATCTGTGGATCGGAACTTGCGTTAAAGCAGCCGCCGAAGGTGCCACTCAGGTCATGATTGACCTAAAAGGCGATAAGGCTACTTAAGGAGGTAGAAAATGAGAGGACAAATAATAAAAGACTGGACAAAAGTTAATCCTGATAAGCTTTTTGGTCCTAATAAAGACCCTGAGCATCAGAGAAAAGTCATGGATGCACTTCAGTTCTTTTTTGCACTTCCCAATAGGACTATCCCCCCTAAATTCAGAAGCAACAAAAAATTCCTTGAAAAGAAGAAGGAATTCAATGAAATCCAAGCTCAGTATTTTGCCACGCTGAACGACTTCCCTGCTACAGCAAAAGAGGCGATTGATAAGTATCATGAGATGGACGTCTATGACAATGGATATGAAACCATTTTTAACATGAGAGATTATACAGGCTCAAGAAGGGATGGCTTTGCTGTTGATACCGTAACAAGCGGGCTGACATTCAAGAAGATGCTCACAGGTGAAAAGCTGGAAGTCTATCAGATGTCAGGAGACAGGGAGTATGTGTTTTTTGACTATTATGGCGGAGCTTTAGGCTGGGATAGGAAGCTGTTTGAAAATCAGGACTGGTGGACACTTGAGGAAAATGCGATTGAATTCCGGAATGAGGCTTTCCGGATAAAGGCGGCTACTTATTATGCCTTGATTGAAGCAGTTGCAGCTCTTAAAGCAGATATAGCATGGCAGGCTTCACCTGATGCTTTGGCAGCAGGGACAAGAGGATATCAGGCTCAGAGGGATGCAGCTACGATGAACCTTGCGGCACAGACTATTCTTTTGGCTTGCCAGACAAAAGGCTTTGGGATTTCTGCTCAAAATGCCTCGTTCATTGTCCTTGCACCTATTCAACTGAGAGGGCGGATCAAGAGAGCTTTGGGTGTCAACTATGACAATGTTACAGGCTCCACTCCAGTTATAGACTACAATTTCACTCCTATTATAACCACGATGCTGACTGTTAAAGATCATTATTGGGTAATACTCCCCAAGAGGAAAATCGTTGGCGGAGACCGGATGGATCTTGTTACATATGCAGATTTTGATATGCTTTCCAGAACAGACACAGTGGCAGGCTGGATGGCTTTTGCAGGAGCTATTGCAGACACAGACCAGCTGGAACGTTGCGACACTGCATAAAATTGGCTCAAAAACAAAAGGGGAAATATTTTTTGGGGGGCAATTTAAACCCCAGCCCCCCTTTCCCCTCTTTTGCCATCAGATTGGAATCATGATGCCTAAAATAACGACTAGAAATAAAAGAGTCCAGGAGATTATTGACCGCAGGAATCGTATAAATCAGCAGCAGACTGCCTGGGCTGAAATAAAACGAATCGGCAATATTACACACAAGACAACTGGCGTAGGATACAGGCGGTATATTCCCCCTGAAGACCGCCTTTTATCCTCTGAACTTAAAGATGGGGAATGGAAAGGCCAGCGGTGTTTTATCATAGGCGGAGGCTCTAGTTTAAAGGATTTTGATTTTTCAAAGCTGAAGAACGAACTTACTATTGGTATTAATAGAGCATATGAGAAGATAGATTGCACTATTAATTTTGCTATGGATAAGAGATTTTTTAACTGGCTTTATCAAGGGCGATTAGGTGAGGAGGCTAAAGAGAGATGGGACAAATACAGAGGTTATAAAGTATGGATAAACGCTTATGGGTATAAATATCCGGAAGATATTTTTATGGTGCCTAGTATAGGGAATGATGGATTTTCCTGGTCTTTAAAAGATGGCCTGTCAACTGGCAATAATTCAGGCTATGGGGCATTGAACCTGGCTGTATGTCTTGGAGCTAATCCGATTTATCTTTTAGGATATGACATGAAGGGAAAGAATGGAAAGCAGTCCTGGTGGCATAAGGGTTATCCTGAACCGCAGGGAGAAAATGTCTATAAATCATTTATAAGCAGATTTGAGAAAATAGCCCCTGAGCTTAAAAAAAGAGGAATTAAAGTCATAAATCTTAATCCTTATTCAAAACTTAAATGTTTTGAGTTTGATAAATTCAATAATATAGAGAAAATCAAATATCCGGTTATCATATCATTTTATACAATAGAAACAGGCTATGAAAAGGAAATAGAGAGACTTAAAGATTCTTTAAGACGCTTTAACCTTGAACATAAGATATATAGTTTTGAGCCTACGGGGACCTGGAGAGGAAATCTAAATTACAAATCAAAGACTATCCTTATGGCACTGGATGAATTTAAGGACCGGGATATCGTATTTGTAGATGCAGACGCCATAATAAAACGCTCTCCATTTCTTTTTACAAAGCTTTCAGAGAGAGAAGAGCATCATATAGCAGCTCATTTTTATGAATATTCTCCTCGGTCTGGAGATGCGAATGAGCTTTTAAGCGGCACGCTTTGGATCCGAAACTCTGCAAAAGGGCGTAAACTCATAAGAACATGGCATAATATAGCACTTAAACGATCAAATGTAAGGCATCAGAAATGTTTAAAATTGGCTATGATTGAAATGATTAAAAAGGGACAGCTTAAAAAAAGCGATATATATAAACTCCCGTTTTCTTATACCTGTATTTGGGATTATCCGCAGGCTAAAACATGTGAACCCGTAATCATACATTATCAGGCATCCCGAAAACTTAGAAAAGAAGTAGGCTATGGCATAAACCTTATAAGGTCAGATCAGATAGATAGGACGGTGGAAATATGAAAATCAGCGTTGTGATTGTAACTTATAGGCGTTTGGAAAGATTGGAAATGATAATGAAGGCATGGGTTAATGAAGTATCAGATGTCTGGCTATGCGATTGCTCTAAAAAAGGCATTCCGTTTCCGCATAAGGGTTTTAATTATGTTTACTTTTCCCCAGACCCAGGGAATAAAGTACGCCACGCTGTAGCTACGCTTACAAATGGAGACCTGGTCATAAAAGCTGATGATGATATCCTTCCAAAGCCAGGGCTTGCAGATGATTTTATTAAATGGCATAAGATATTAGGGGATTGCGTTACCGGGATACATGGCCGGATCTTTGAAGGTGAAGATTACTATAGGGATACTGCTCTTTATGCAGGGCATATGCTGAGAGAGCCGAAAAAGGTGGATTTTCTTGGAGTCATAACCTGTGCTCCCAGGAAATATTTGGCAATGGACTTAAGGGGCTGTCTTACTCCGATTGAAGATATCTACTGGCATAATTATAAATATCCTAAAGTGCCGAAATATATAATACCAACGAAAAATTATAATAATCGGCTTCCTGAGTCAAAAGATGCACAAAGGCTCTGCGGAAATAAAGAAATGCGAAAGATAAGGCGTGATTATTATAAGAAAATATATTTAAGGAACTATAGATGAAACGGAAACTTGTATTCTGGACAGCATTTAATTCTTACCAAAGCTCTAAGCTTTTACGGGGATTGCCTGAAGGCTCGATTCATCCTGTAAAGACCATGAAATGGACAAAAAGGCGGGCTAGGCTCTGGCAGAAATATACTCTTTCTTCTATCTTGAACCAAACATATGAGGATTTTCTTTATATCATACTTCTAGACCCGGCTCTAAAAGATATGACAAGGCGTGTGCTTCCCCATAGACCGGACAAGCGTATTATCTATGCTTATAAAGACAGACCGCATCTTATGAGGCTTCAGGAATATGATGAAATCGTCATGGCTCTTATTGATGCTGATGATATGTATTCCAAAGATGCCGGGGAAATAATGATGCAGTGTAAGTCTAAGTGGATGTATTTTAAGCATGGGTATGCTCTAAATATAAAAAATAGTAAGTTTTATGAGTATGATACGATCGGGACAGGACCTTTTTGGGCTAGACGGATCAATCCTAAAGAGCTTAAAAGGTTTGACAGAGACAAACGCCACCCAACGCATAAAGCAGTGATAAAGCAGGATCCAGAGGAGCTTCCAGCCGGTAATTTCTGTGTACTGCTGCATGATATCAATACTTCTTCAAGGCCGGATATGCGTTATGTTATAAAGAAAAGAGCTGATATTTCAGTTCTAAAAAAGGAGTTCGGACAATGAAATATAGAAAAGACATGGACTTTTTAAAATTAAGAGCAGGCACTACGGTTCAGGATGTGCCTTTGGATCACCCTGTATTCTGGACTGCTTTGAATAGACCCAGAAATAAAATATGGCTTAAAAGAGCAGATGAGATAACCGATTTTTTACCTGTTTATTTTTGTAAAAACTGCCGGCAAATCGAAGATGGAGCTCATAGGATACTGGCTCTCCATAGAAGAGACAGGAAAAATGCTGTATGCGATATTAAGATTTACAGCAAATGTATTCATCGGAATTCAGGTTATTGGGGATTACTCGAAGCATCGCTTAAAGAGATTGAGGATAAGGGGGCTAGACTCCACCGTCTTGATTACCGCTGGTTAAGAGCTTGTGCAAAAGACAAATGGCCTATTATCAAAAAGGTGGTTAATTTCAAAAACAAAACCGTCTTGGATATAGGCTGTCATTGCGGGTATTCAGTTTTAGAGGCTGTAAGACAGGGGGCTAAAAGTGCAGTAGGAATCGACATCAGGAAGGAGCTTATAAAAGCTGGGGCTAAAGCAATAACGATTTTAGGACTGCATGAATCAGTCTTGTTGACTGAATGCGATTGGGAGTCTTATAAACCGGAAAAAACAGATATTGTCATGAATCTTGGGCTTTTGCATTATTTTCCGCTCCTTGAATATGAGATGCTTTTCACAAAGCTACTGGATACAGCAAAAGAGACCGTTATTATTGAACTCCGCGCTTATGAAAGCAATATCAAAGAGCTGACACATAGAGGGAATGTAACAAAGCCTTCTTCAGCATGGCTATATGATAAGTTCGGAGAGAAAGGATTTAAGGCAATAGAGCGATATGTAAGAAAGCCTGAAAGGGAGCTCTGGATAGCGGAGAGAAAATGAAGCATATCATAATTGCAGGGATACCTAGATGCGGGACGACTCTTTTGGCTAGGGCTGTAGCTGGATTAGAGCCGGCTAAAGTATGGCCTTCAC